AGGAGCTCGGTCGGGCCGTCCTCATCGGTGATGGTCGTCAGGCATCCTCCAAGGACAAGATCAAGGAGGACTGCATCCGCCCGATCTACAAGGAGGACAGCCTCTACGCTCCTCGCGTCGTACTGGCCAAGGAGACCACCACCGAGGACGTCCTGGACTCCATCGTTCGCGCTATGGACGACTATGATGGTGCTGGTAACCCCACCTGGTTTGCCGAGCCCCACATGGTCACCGAGATCCTGCTGCTCAAGGACAAGATGGGTCACCGTCTGTTCCGCAGCGTCTCCGAGCTTGCTGACTACGTCGGCGTCTCGAAGATCGTCAAGGTTCCGCTCATGAAGGGCCTGCAGCGCAGCTCCGCCAAGAACGGCACCGTCGATGCCCTCGGTATCATCGTCAACATGTCCGATTACACCATTGGTGCGGACAAGGGTGGTCAGCTCTTCGCAGCTGAGGATTTCGACATCAGCTTCAACCAGTACCACTACCTGCTGGAGACCCGCCTCTCCGGTGCGCTGACTCACCCGAAGTCGGCGATCATCGTTGAGCGGAAGACCGAGACTGGTAACGTCGTCGCGGAGCCGTGATAGATGGCCAAATTCTTCGGCAAGATAGGATTTGTAACTCAGGTCCAGACCGAGCCGGGAATTTGGGAAGACAAACCAATCGAGAAGCAGTACTATGGCGATGTGTTTCGTGAAGCACGCCGCTTTGGTGCCAGCGATGAGGTTCTGGGGAGTATCAACCTCAGCAACCAGATCAGCATTATCGCTGACGGGTTCTTAACGGATAACATCCAGAACCTCAAGTACGTACGCTGGATGGGGGGACTTTGGAAAATCTCCTATGTGGAACTGAAGTTCCCCCGTCTGGTTCTCGAGTTGACGGGGGTGTATAATGGACCGACGGCTAACTCTCCATGAGAAGCTGGTAGAGATCCTCGGGTCGGACAAGGTCTATTACCAACCACTCCCGTCACTGAAGCTCTCGTATCCGTGCATCGTATACGAGCGGCATCCGGGTGATCCGATGTACGCGGACAACATCAAGTATATCAAAGCAAACCGGTTCCAGGTTACTCTGATTGCCCGGCATCCCGAGGACCCGACACGAACGAAGATCGAGGACCTTTTGTTCAGCCGCCATGAGTCTCGACTCGTAGCGGATAACCTCTATCACGACATCTTCGACGTCTACTATTAGGAGTTAACATGGCTGCACTTGTCTGGGACAAGACTGGTGAGCGCCGTATTGAGACTGGTGTCGACCACTGTGCACTCTATGTGTACGACCCGGCCCAGAAGATGTACGGCAAGGGCGTTGCTTGGAATGGTATCACCGCCATCTCTGAGAAGCCCGAGGGCGCCGAGGCTACTGACCTCTACGCCGACAACATTCTGTACCTCTCCATGCTCTCGGCCGAGAAGCTGAAGGCCACCATTGAGGCCTACACATACCCCGACGAGTTCGAGAAGTGCGACGGCTCCGCGGAGCTCACCAAGGGCGTCAAGATCGGTCAGCAGGACCGACTCGCCTTTGGTCTCGTCTACCGTACCAAGATCGGTGACGACGTGGCGGGCCAGGACAAGGGCTACAAGCTCCACGTCCTGTATGGTTGCAAGGCCTCTCCTTCTGAGAAGGGCTACAAGACCGTCAACGACTCTCCCGAGGCGATCTCCTTCTCCTGGGAGCTGTCGACCACCCCTGTCACGGTGAGCGGTGCCAAGCCCACCTCGCTGCTGACCATCTCGTCTCTGGATGTCGACGCTACCAAGCTGAAGGCCCTCGAGGCTAAGCTGTTCGGCTCCGACGCTGGTCAGGGTGGAGCTCAGGCCACCGAGCCCAAACTCCTCCTGCCTGACGAGATCAAGGCTCACTTCGCAGGCTGATATTACCACACCGGGGGCTCAGAGACCTAGACTCCTGGGCCCTCGGTGCCTGCAATGCTTATAGTTTCTATCCCGGATCTCGACGGGTTTGATGAGGAGACAGGTTCGTTTGTCTCCATGCCTGGCGGAATCCTGCACCTGGAGCACAACCTGGTCGCGCTTTCAAAATGGGAGTCAATTACCCATAAGCATCTCATTGGTAATGACAAGATCACACCCGATGAGATGGCGCTCTACATCAAGTGCATGATCACTGATGAAGAGTATGACCCGTCGCTCTTGGATAGGATTCCCCCATCTGAGGTCGATCGTATTAGCTCATACATGGGCGACACGATGACCGCAACCACCATCCGAGATACGGGTGGAGAGTCTGGATCTGGTGAGTACACATCCTCCGAACTAATCTACTATTGGATGATTTCTTGCCAGATCCCCTTCGAGTGTGAGACATGGCACATCAACCGACTACTCACACTCATTCGGGTCTGCAACCAAAAGAATCAGCCCGATAAGAAGATGTCCCAGTCCGAGATTATGGAACGGAACCGGGAACTCAACAGAGCCAGGCGAGCTAAGCTTGGTTCGAAGGGATAACAATGATCAGTCACGAAGACATTCCCGAGGAGGCGCTTGCTCCGCAGGCCCACATCGGAACTGATCCCATGGAGGACAAGGAGATTCACGTCTCCCAGACTACTGAGGTGATGAAGTGAGCGTCGCAGACAACGTACTCGCTCGCGCCGCAGCGAGGATTGGTTACTATGCACCAGACGACCCTCAGCCCGGATCCGAAGCTGGTCGATACTGGGCAGCTCGAACTGGTCAGCAGTGGCTTGCTGGACCGTCCGACTCTGTTTGGTGGTGCATGCTCTTCGTCAGCATGTGTCTGGACGAGTGCGGGCAGATTGACGCTATTGGAGGATTCTCCTTTAACACTGACTACACCGTCAACAAGGTCCGCCAGCACCCTGACGCTTACTTCGTATCAGTTTACGACGCCCGACCGGGCGATGTTGTCATCTACGACTGGGACGGCGGCGGCACTGACCACGTGGGCTTCGTCGAGAAGAACCTTGGCGGAGGCACGCTCCAGACGATCGAGGGCAACACCTCGTCTGGCAGCTACGGCTCTCAGTCTGCTGGGAACGGTGTTTGGCGGCGTGTCCGCAATCAGTCGATCGCTTATGTGATCCGCCCCGCATACACCGACTCGCCCAGCAACACTGCCCCCGCGGGCCCTGCCGACATCCGCGCTCTGCAGCGTGCAGTCCGGGCTACCCCCGACAACGTCGCCGGTCCGAACACTCGGTCTCGCTGCTACGCACTTGCTGCGGCCTCTGAATGGGGCGGGAAGACCTTCCCCTTCGGCGTGGCCTTTACGCAGTCCGTTGTTGGTACTGAGCAGGACGGAGTCTGGGGCGACGCCTCTGAGGAGGCTCACGACGCGACTGTAGAGGCCGTTCAGGCTGCAGTCGGCGCAGAGGTCGATGGTGTCTACGGCGCCGAGACAAACACCAAGGTGAACGCCCTGCTCGACAGGGCCGAACAGCCGTAGGAGGCTCAAAATGGCAGCGCCATACTGTACTTTAACGGGAACTATTCCTGGAGGAGAGAATGGTCGGGCTCTTGTCCGAATCGTTCCTGACGTGAAGGGCGCTACGGCTACCGTTGAAGGTGCCGCAGTCTCGATGCGCGAGCACATGGTTCGGACAGACCAGGCTGGCGCTGTCAACATCGAGGTGCTGGCTCCGGGCGCTGGAGTAACCCCCTCTGGCGCCTGGACCCACACCATTTACATCGATTCTCCCAAGTTCGACATCGTCAAGCACGTTGCTCTGACTCAGGGTGGAATTATTGACATCATGTCCGCTGAGCCCACATCCGAGATCTCCCCGCTTCCGTTCGGCGGTGGAGGGGGCGGTGGAGCTGGCGCACCTGGCCCTCGTGGTCCACAGGGACCTACCGGGCCTAAGGGTGATCCCGGTCCTGCTGGCCCTCCCGGACCTAAGGGCGATGCCGGTGAGCGCGGACCTGCTGGACCGGAAGGCCCTCGGGGTCTTCAGGGTCCTCCTGGACCCGCTGGTGGCGGAGCTGGAGGAACCCCGGTACCTGGCCCCGAAGGACCTAGGGGCCCTGTTGGCCCTCCTGGACCTAAAGGCGACAATGGTCTTCCGGGCCCTACTGGACCTGCTGGTCCCGCCGGGGCAAATGGTCAACCCGGACCCAAGGGCGATAATGGTGCAGTTGGACCCGCTGGCCCTCCTGGACCGCAGGGTCCTCCCGGACCTGCTGGAGAGCGTGGCCCGGCTGGTCAGGATGCAGTCACCCCTCAGCTCGACAGGTATCTCACCAAGGACGAGGCAGCCAAGACCTACGGCGAGAAGGCGGATGTTGAAGATGCACTTCGCCAGACCAACCCATTCAAGAATGGTGCTCGATACTACTCTCCGGTAACATACTACTGGCCTGACTACTACCAGGACGGCAAGCCTGGGCAGTTCTCCAAATGGGCTCAGACACTGAAGTTCCGTGACAACCTTGGATACGTCATCCTTAACCGCAATAGCGGAGACTGGGAGGCGCAAGAGGTAGACTTCCAGAAGCAGGGTGAGCTCGCTCTTGGCGCAGGAGCAAAGAAACTTCTGTTCTACATCAAGACTCAGTATGGAGCCGCGATCAATCCCGATTCCGAGGAGAACCGAGGTATTCCTAACGCCTCCAAGTTCACCAAAGAGTACATCCTTGAGCAGCTGAAGCGCGCTAAGCACTGGTATGGCGACCTTGTTCAGGGGGTCTTCCTTGACGAGGTAATCAACGGATGGGATGCTCGTAAGGATCGGCTTCCGTGGTACAAGGATCTGATTGACACGATCCGCCGTGAGAACGGCCTGGACTTCGTGATCGCCATCAACACCGGATCCAACATCTCTCAGGAGGTGTGTAACCTCGACTTCGATGTCTGTATGATGTTCGAAGGAACGGCAGCCAAGTTCCTCGAGGAGAATCCCACTTCGCCCATCCTTCCGGACCACATGAAGGCTTATCCATCCACTAGATGGTGGGCTGTGGTGCACTCCGTCACCTCCGAGAACTACCAGAAGGTCTTCGACAAGGCGGACAACCTCGCAATCAGCCACCTCTACGTCACTGATGGCTTCCTTGTTGAGGATCCTCAAAATGGTGGTCAGT